AGGAATAATGGACGTTGGACAGAAGCACGTTTCCGTTCTTTTATAATATCAGCATTGCGAGGCGCTCACGGTAAATGGGGCGTTAAGCATGATGTTAAGAAGTCAGCGTGGGTAAGTAGAGGTGTCTACAGGTGTGAAGCTTGTAAGAAAGAAGGCTCCTCTACTCTACCACCGTTAGAAGGACGCAAGCGCAAACGTAACAACGCAGCAGTAGATCATATTGATCCAGTGGTAGAACCAGAAGTAGGCTTCGTAGATTGGAACACCTACATTAATAGAATGTTCCTAGAAGCGTCAGGCTACCAAGTGCTGTGTTATAAATGTCATGCTGGAAAGACAGCAGAAGAACGCAAGCGGAGAAAGAGATGAGAGATTTAACTGTAGATTTATTGAAGGAAACTTTTGAGTATAATAAAGAAACTGGAGACTTGATTTGGAAAATAAGAAAGCGAAAAGTAGTTAAAGGAGCTATTGCAGGAACAGTCGTACCAGAGGGTTATAGAGTAATACAATTGAATGCAAAATTTTATAAAGCACACAGGCTTGTTTACTTAATGCATAAAGGCTATTTGCCTAAAACACTAGATCATATCAACGGAGACCGCGCCGACAACCGCATTGAAAATTTAAGAGCTGTATCAGCAGGACAGAATCAGCACAACAGAAAACTCAACAGTAATAACACAAGCGGATATAAAGGCGTAGCGTGGGATAAGGCCAAAGAAAACTGGGCTACCTATATTAATTTAGAAGGTAGGCGTATATTTTTAGGTTACTATAGCACACCAGAAGAAGCTGACAAAGTTGTACGTAAAGCCAGAGAAGAGCTACACGGTGCTTACGCCAATCACGGAGAAAGAGATGAATCAATTAGACATGTTATCAAGAACAACTGATCCTAACACAAGCAGAGAAGCTGCTAGACAAATGATAGACTCAGGCGCATTGAACGCACAGAGTCAGTTTGTTTATTCAGTATTAGTGGACAATCAAGGTCTAACCAGTAGAGAATTAGCTGACAAAGGTGGTGGCGATGTGCATCAGCAAAGAGCTAGGTTTGCTCGTAGGCTGCCTGACTTAGCTAAGAGAGGTTTAGCTGCACAAGGCGAATCACGTCTTTGTAAAGCGTGTAACAGGTTATGTGTTACTTGGTTCTTAGGGGAGGAATCTTAGTATGAAACATTTAGTTATACCAGACACACAGGTTAAACCTAATAATCCTACTAATCATCTGAGATGGGCTGGTCAGTACGCAGCAGACAAGAAGCCAGAGGTTATTGTTTTCATAGGAGACCATTGGGACATGAGCAGCCTGAGCAGCTTTGATGTTGGCTGTAAGAGCTACGAAGGCAGACGCTACGTTAACGACATTAACGCTGGCATAGACGCTATGCGTAAGTTCTTAGAGCCTATACACAGTGAGCAGGAAAGACTCAAGCGTAACAAATGGAAGCAGTGGAATCCTAGACTGGTGTTTACTCTTGGTAATCACGAGAACCGCATAACAAGAGCCATTGAGTCAGACCCTAAGCTAGACGGTCTCATAGGCTTTAAAGACTTTATGCTAGAGGAGATGGGCTTTGAAGTTGTACCGTTTTTGGAACCTGTTGTCATTGATGACATCGCCTACTGCCACTACTTTACTTCAGGTGTTATGGGCAGGCCAGTTAGTTCTGCTAAGTTAATGTTGCAGAAGAAGTATATGAGCTGTATTATGGGGCATGTTCAAGACCGCGACATAGCTTATGCGCGTAAGGCAGACGGAACTAACCTACTGGGACTGTTCTCAGGCATCTTCTACCAGCACGACGAAGACTACCTAACACCTCAGACCAACGGTAGCTGGTCAGGCATTTGGATGCTTAACGAAGTTGCTAATGGTGGTTGCGACGAGCTGCCAGTTAGTATAAACTACTTGAGAGATAAGTACGGAGACTAAGATGGCTCTCACTTACTACGATTTACTAGAGAAGCTCAAGCTATTAGACGAACTAACAATCATAGAGATATTAGACATTACCTCAGAAGAGTTAGTAGATGCTTTTAGCGAGAAGGCTAACGACAGACTAGAACAATTACAAGAGGAATTTAGACATGAGCATCAATGACGCATCAAGATTTGATTGGGATAGAGTAACCAACAAGACAGGACTAGAGCCTTGGGCTACGTTAGCTGAAGAAGAAGAAGACATGGTAGGCGCACCAAGTCATTACAACACAGGCAGCATAGAGTGTATTGAAGCTATTGAAGAGTCTATGTCTAGTGTTGCATTCAAGGGCTACCTCAAAGGCAATTGCATGAAGTACCTGTGGCGCTATGACTACAAAGGCAAGCAGGTAGAGGACTTACAGAAGGCTGGTTGGTACTTACGTAGATTAACAGATATGGTAACAGAGGAAAATAGCTAATGGATCAGTATCAACAGTTTATACACAAGAGCAGATACGCACGATGGATACCTGAGCTAAACAGGCGTGAGACGTGGGCAGAGACAGTGCAGCGTTACGTTGGCTTCTGGGAAGATCGTGGACAGATAGACGACAAGGTGTCTAAGAAGCTCTATAAGGCTATACATGACATGGACGTTATGCCTTCTATGCGCTGCATGATGACAGCAGGAGTAGCGTTAGACAAGGACAACGTAGCAGGATTCAACTGTAGCTACCTAGCCATTGACTCACCGCGTAGCTTTGACGAGCTAATGTATGTCCTGATGTGTGGTACAGGTGTAGGCTTCAGTGTTGAGCGTAACTTTATCACTAAGCTTCCAGTAGTGGCTGAGACCTTCCACAAGACAGACAGCGTCATTGTAGTGTCTGACAGTAAGATTGGATGGGCTTCTGCGTTCCGTGAGCTTATTGCTATGCTGTTTGCAGGTAAGATACCTCAGTATGACGTTAGCAAGGTAAGAGGCGCAGGAGAGCGTTTAAAGACCTTTGGTGGTCGTGCGTCAGGTCCAGAGCCTTTAGAAGACCTGTTCCACTTCTGCATTGCTGTGTTCCAGAAAGCAGCAGGACGTAAGCTCAACAGCCTAGAGTGTCACGACATTGTGTGTAAGATTGCAGACATTGTTGTTGTAGGCGGTGTTAGACGTTCAGCACTCATCAGCCTCTCTAACCTATCAGACCCACGAATGGCTAAAGCTAAGAATGGTAACTGGTGGGAGAACGAAGGGCAGCGTAGACTTGCTAACAACTCTGTGGCGTACACTGAGAAGCCAGACTTTGAGGCTTTCTTAGGCGAGATGCAGAACATGTACGAGTCTAAGGCAGGTGAGCGTGGTATCTTCAGTCGTGTAGCAGCACAGAAGATAGCAGCACGTAACGGACGTAGAGACCCTGATCAGGACTTTGGTACTAACCCTTGCTCTGAGATCATCTTACGCAGTAATCAGTTCTGTAACCTGTCAGAGATCGTTGTACGCGCAGACGATACGCTAAAGACGCTAAAGGCTAAGGCTGAGATTGCTTCTATCATTGGTACGCTGCAAGCAACGCTAACAGACTTTAGATACCTGCGTAGTGCTTGGAAGAGAAACACTGAGGAAGAGGCTCTGCTGGGCGTTAGCATGACAGGTATCATGGACCACTACCTCTTAAGCAAAGGCGAGTCAAAGGACTTGAGCAAGTGGCTAGAGGAAGTTAGAGATGTATGCGTGGACACTAACAAGGAATGGGCTGCGAAGCTTGGCATTAACCAGTCTGCGGCTATTACATGCGTTAAGCCTAGCGGTACTGTATCTCAGCTTGTCGATAGTGCTTCTGGCATCCATCCTCGCTTCTCTAAGCATTACATTCGCAGAGTTCGTAGCGATAAGAAAGACCCGCTTGCAGAGTTTATGTCAAACAGAGGATTCCCTGTAGAGCAAGACCTAATGAGTCCTTCGTCTGCTGTCTTTAGCTTCCCTATTAAAGCTCCTGACACAAGCGTCACAGTGTCTCAGGTGGGTGCTATGCAGCAGCTAGAACTTTGGAAAGCATATCAGAACCACTGGTGCGAACACAAACCAAGCATCACTGTTTATTATACTGATAGCGAGTTCTTGCAGATAGCTCAGTGGATATGGGATAACTTTGAACTGTGTAGTGGTATTAGTCTGTTGCCATTTAGTGATCATGTATATCAACAAGCTCCGTATGAGGACATTACTGCTGAGAAGTACGATGAGTTGGTAGCAGCTATGCCGAAAGGTGTGGATTGGATAGAGTTAGAACAGTATGAACAGGAGGATAATACGACAGGGAGTCAGGAGTTAGCGTGTGTAGGTGGAGCGTGTGAGATAGTGTAAAACCTAGAGGTACTAAAAAGCCCTGTGTAGTTATCTACGCAGGGCTTTTTTGTTTACT